GCAACACTTCTTAATTGCACAACGGTAAATAATACAGTTCCCGTTGGTATATTGGCAAATATCACCGCAACAGCCTATCCTGTAATTTCATCTGCCAATCTTACCGGATGGTGTAATGCCTCAGATGTTGATGGGCAAACTCTGAATTACAATTTCACCTGGTATTATAACGATGTGAAGAATGTTACCGGCGTATCCGATTATGGCAGCGACCTGGTTAACGTGAGTGCTTTCTCAGATTTGACTTACGGTGGCGCTTACAAGTTTGAGTGCATACCTTTTGACAGCCTTCTCGCCGGAAGTGCAGTGAACAGTTCTGCCATTTACGTGGAGAATGCCACAGTTCAGATTTGCGCTTATTCTGGAAGCGGGAATTATGCGATAAACTGCTCCCTGAGCTGCAATATAACAACAAGGGTTGATATGAGGAAAAACAACGTGACTCTATTCAGCTCAGGTGACGTTAGGATATACTCAGGGAGTGACACTCAGATGTGCTACCAAGAATCGGCTAACGCTTCAACAATAGGGGATGGAACTTGCAATTTAGACTATACGGGAACATATGCAGGTTCAACTGGAACAATAAAAAATCTTGACTGGGTAGATGGAGATTGGAGCACAAAGGGAACAATATCAGACACAGTATATGTGAATTATACAAAGCCAGCTAATAGCAATCACGGGACTATATGGTCAGTAAAGTCGGTTGGTATAGGAGAGCCTGTGGTCAATTATACAATCCCTTTGGCTTGCTGGAATTTTAATGCTAATTTATTGATGCTCAGATTGAAATCTGACAGTTCTCCAGGAGATTATTTTAATTGTTATAACAGCACGGATTGGCTTGAAGTAGCGTCAGGAGATGGATATGCCTTATATGAGGAAGGTATATGGTGGAATATCAGCATGCAAGTTGGAAGGATTTATAACTTCACCAAGTTTAGGGTAACTACTGGATGCAGAGTTCACACTCTGGCAGGTGGTCAAGTTGGCGGATAACAAAGTAACTGGAATCATAGGATTGGTGATGCTCCTGGCGGGGTTTGGCGGAAGTCAGTTTATAAGCCAGGATAGCTTATCAAGCATCTATGTCTGTTCTGCTTCCATTCAGTATGGAATATTCTACGGGGGCATTAGCTCTACTGGACTGATCGCTTATCCTTACAGTCAGAATAGAACGGGCTCAGTGAAGTGCACTGGAGGTGTTTGGATGAGCCTAGTTGATTATGCAAAGCTTAATAATGTCGGCATAGAATCATTCATACAGATAAGCGTTCCCCAGCCGATAAGTCAGGCTATGGGAAGGGTTTATACTTGTGACAGGTTTAAATGTTCACCAGTTGGAGGATGAGGACAAGATGGTAATGGCAAGAAAGAGGGAAGTGAGAAAGGCAGGACCGGCTTACGGGCAGCCTGCAGCGAATCCGCAGAATAGGAGTTTTATGCAAGTACCCACGGAGATGACCATTCCAAGGAGGCCAACTCAGCTCTTTGTGAATGAGGTTATGGTCTTGTTGGAGATTAGAACTCTGCTTGAGGAACTTCTTATGGAAGTAAGGAGCAAGCCATGAATAGCCCAAGCCATATTATGGAAGAGCAGACTGAGACTCCCAATGACGTTAAGACCCGGAGGAATGTCACGAGGAACAGTCAGATTTGGGAGAACGGATATGGGCCGAGAGCAAGCGTCCAGTAATGCTTAAATACCAGAAGATTCAATTACCCTCTTAAGTGAGGGCAAGAGCCCCGTGAGCGACAGTTAAAGAATACCAAGAGGTAGAGAACTATGGCTATGATAAGAACACCTGAAGGAAAGAAGCCCGTTGAGGCGCCTGTTGCAGTGGAAGCGAAAGCTCCAGCAGTTAAGCTTGTTTCTATAAGTATGCTGCCTTCCGATGTTGACCTTTTCAAGAAGATACTTGCAATTGCCAGGAGTGGATTTCCAGATTCGGGAGTGAAGTCCCTCGCTGCAAAGCTTGAAAGTCAGCTTTAGGAAAATAACGGCCTGGAGGTCGGAAATATGGCATACTGTGTAAATACTGATGTGTATAGTAAGACTGGACTCTCAACTTCTGAAGTAGCTTCTGCCCTGGTTGACGCTTACATACTTGAGGCTACAGCAGAGCTTGAAAGCCTTGCAGGGAGAAGCTTTGCCAATGGAAATTCAGTCACCGAGTATATCGGATTTAGAGATAAGGACATAACCGGATTATATCAGAATAATCTTCAGCTTTCTCATTACCCAATACAGAGTATTTCACTCTTCACCAAGTTAGATTCTGACGGTACAGCCACAACGACCTATGCTAATCTGACCTCCGTTCAGATTACAGCAGGAACGATAAGCACTGTGGACTACTGGCTGAACACGAGCAATGACAGCTTAACCAATAGCATCCTTCCTAACGGGCAGATTATGATGAAGACCGATACCTTCCCGGCAAGCACTCACGGAGCTAAAGTCACATATACCTACGGGTATGCTACAGTCCCTAAATTAATTGAGAGTGTCACTTCCTGCCTTGCAGGGATAAGGACTTGGCTTCACTTCATAGGAGCCAGCTACAACCGCTTGAACAGCTATTCCATTCCCCAGCAGACTGTTCAGAAGGGAGACTTTTACCAGAGGGGAATGCAGAACATCAACCTCTTAACTGAGGAAGCCAATAGGCTTCTGGATAGGATTGGCAGGGCTCCAAGAACCTTCATACTTGCCACGGGAGGCAACAGATGACTCTTGCTTCTGATGGCGTTGTTATTGATGATTTCAACCAGATACTGACTGACTTTACCAGGACAATCAGCTTGAGCGTGGTGACTAAGACTACCGATGCTATGACTGGAGAAGAAACCTCAACTTATGCTGCAGCTTCAAACGTGTCTGTTGTGTTCTTCCTTGAAGACCTCAGGTACATCTGGGAGCTTGCAGGCCTGGTTGCTGTTGGCGATGCCTATGTTATTGCCCCAGCCACTTTAGGAATTAAAAGGTATGATAAGTTCACTATTGATGGGGCAACCTATATCATAGATAATGTGGAGAACAGGTATGTATTGCAAACGCTGATGCAGACCTACTGCACCTGCTTAAAGGCATAAAAGATGGGAATCTGCGAGGTATGCGAGAAAAGAGAAGCAACAACGAGAATTGACGTTTGCGATTCCTGCAGGAATGAGATCATAATGGACCTTTCAGGACTAGAAGATGTTAATTGGAATATCAATAATGGCAGAACGCTATGCCGAGAATGTCATAAAAAGACAGAAACATATGGCAATAGAAAAGGAAAAACTCATGCTAATAAGTAAAACAGCAATGCAGAGGATTTTAACCAAAATCGGTGCTCTCGTTAAGGCTGATGCGATTAGGCGCTGCCCTGTTGATATGGGCCAGCTTAGAATGAGCATTGACTTTGAAGTGGGAGAATCCAGCGTGACTATCTTTTCCAGGCTTCCTTATGCTGCTTACCAGGAGTTCGGGACAGGCATATACCACATCAATTCTGAGGGACTTCCTGAGCCCCACGAGGGCTGGGATATTGTTCCCAAGGATAAGAAGGCATTGCGCTTTGAAGTCGGTCCTAAGGGCAAAGGAGGGGGCAAGGTGGTGTTTGCCAAGAAGGTTCACATTGAGGGAATGCAACCGCACCCTTATCTCAGACCGGCTGTTCACGAGAACCTTGAGGGAATGAGCCAAATCATAAAAGCGGAGATGGGCAGGCAATGACCACTATTAATATTCAGCAAATTCGTGATGAGCTTTGCCAGTTCCTCAGACTTTCAGATGTCCTTTCTACTGCTGTCAGGGGAGTCACGAGAACGACATCCACTTATACTGTCGGGGTTGGTGGGGAAGCTGCTCATACCTTCACAGGTAACATTCCAGTAAGGGACTTTAAAAGCCTTACGGTGGATGCCGCTGCGAAATACTACCTTCGGGATTATACGATGAATTGGAATACTGGAGTCTTAACTTGGAATTCGGCGTTGACTAACGGCCAGGTTGTAGTCTACCAGATAGATTGGAGTGCGAGTGATAAGATATTTCCGGACTTTCCAAGAGATGATCTCACATTGGGCTTGTCCTTTCCCCGAGTTGGCTTGGAATTGGTCAGCATATCCACGGTTCCCCTGGGACTTGGCGGAGCGAATCACATAAGCGATTTGATGTTCACAATCCAGGTAGTTGCTCCCGCAAACAAGGACACTTCAGTATCCTCAGGTTATGGGGGACTGTCTGACCTTGAGGAAACAATGAGGTTAATTCGTGCAGCTATCAGAGCAAGTGCAAAGTCTTTTTACACTTTCCAATGGATTTACCCTTTGGGCTTAGGTCCGCTTTTCAAAGGACTGCCTTATAATAAGACGATAAGCCAGGGAGCAGACTATCGTATCCGCTTCCTGGTAGAATAAACAATATGGAGGAGATGATTTATGGCACAGAGCGTTAGTTCAGGCGCATACTCATACGTTAATTTTGGCTTTGAGTCTACCTACGGCACAGTTGCTGCTTCTTTTCCCCGGCCTTTCGGGAATGGAAGTAAACTCAGTATAAGCCGCAGGAACAATATGGAACGGGTTGTTGGCATTGGAGCCAGGAATGCTTCAGCTACCGTAGCTAAGAAGTTTGAGGGAGTTGCAACTGTTGACTTTCTGTTGGGCGCGGGGAATACGGCTATTGCTGATGGCGGTGCAAGCTGGCTTAGAGCTGTGTTGGGAGCGGTTCCGACAGATGCTGGAACTGGGCCGACCACTCATACTTATGCGGAGTCTAATACCCTGGTTGCTTTTTCAATTCAGAATGGCGTTGAATTAGGATCTGCAGATTATGTTTCTGCTTTGGTTGGTTGTAAAGTGCAAAGTTGCACTATCTCTGCTGCGGTTGGGGAAGTGGTTACTGTCAGACTTGAATGCCCTTACCGCACTGAGAGTATGGCGACTACGCCAGTAGCTCCAGCTATTGCTGTGAATGAGACTCCTTTGACTTTCGCTCAGGGAACTCTCAGCGTAAGTGGAACAACTGTTGGTTATGTGCAGAGTGTTGAGTTGACCATCACAAATAATGTGGAGATGGTTTGGGGACTTGGAAGCAGATACTCAACAGCGGGGCCGGAGAAGACTCGCACTTATGATTTCAGGATGAATGTTGCCTTATCAGATGTGAGTCTTCTATTGGAGAAGTTCTACGGGAAAGCTGCCACGGTGGCAGTTACGGACCTTGCGACTTTGAATCCGGCGGGGGTGGCTTGCGTTTTGACCTTTGATAATGGGTTGGGAACGACTTCAATGAGGAAGATTGTGTTCACCTTTGCGAATCTCTTCCTTAATGAGCACAGCTTGAATTTGGATGTGAATGATACGATTAAGGAGGATGTGACTGGCTGGGCGCATAGCTGCACTAATATAGTTGTGTCAAATGGAACAACCACAGATGTTGCCAGTCCATAGGAGAAATGGGGGTTGGAGAATGATTAAGAAAACCTTTGAAGTAGACTACAGTGAAGGTGAGGGGCTTGATCGGATAGAGATCAAGGGCAAGGTAGTTATGAAAAGGCTGAATTGGGATGAGTATTGCAGTCTGGAGCAGGAATCAACGGACATAAGGCTTTATGGGCAGACAAGCCAGGTAACGCTGAACAGTAAGAAGATGAAGCAGCTTGCCGTCCTGAAGAGTGCAGTGGAGAGTCAGCTTACCAAGACGACCTACTATGAGGATAAGGTCTCTAAGGCGACTTTGGCTTTGCCGGTGCATTACGATTTGGACCTCAACGGCATTATGAACCTTCCCAGGGAGATAGGAGAGCAGCT